TCGCAGTCACGGCGTGCAGCCCGTAAGTGTGACGCCGGCATTGCCGAATTTTCCTCTAGCCTCAACCGAGTTCATTAGATCGATATAGCTCTGAAGAAACTGGCTTTCGGTCGAAATCCGGTCTGCGTCCTTGATGTACTCACCCACATAGAGCAGGCAGGCATGGAGGTAAAAGTTGGGGTGCGCCGTCAGAAGCCAGTTCGTGGTGTTGGTGGAGGTGAGGCCGGGGATTTTCTGGTAATAGGTCAGTTCGATGTTGTTCGAGCTGAGAGGGAAAGCCTGGAGTTGCGTCCCCATGATGGTGAAGTTACAGGCTAGCCCAGATGCACGATCGGGATAGAGAGCATCTGCAGCATCCTCGGTGATGTATTCGAGGCGCCGGCGGATCGATGCGACTTCCACGACCCGCTTATATTCGAGATAGTCGCTCGGCAGCGTGCAGAGGTTTGAGACCGGCGTCAGAGTAGCGGTCGTTTCCATCTGCCGCATGCGAAGCTTAGCGTTGAAGACGGCTTCGGCAAGCTGGATGATGGTGTCTGCAACTGCTGCGATGTCGGAGCGCGCCGGCCAGTCGCTTGTGAAGGCGGTAACCAGATCGGAATAGGTCGCGATGGTGGTCATACCCTACCCCGAAATGTCCTGAACGGCTTGGCGGCATCGGAATTGAGGAACCACTTCATATGGTCCCGGTCGCCTTCGCGGATCTTCTCCGCAAGCTGCGTCTTGGGATCGAACAGCACGTTCAGCGGAATGCGGCCGACGATCTGGCCGTCACCGAACCGCTTGCCGTGGCTTTCCTCGAAAGAGCGCTTGTTGTCCTTCAGAAGCTCGTCAATGCCCCTCGGGACCGTCTTGACGACGTAGGCGACATCGCCGTTGGGAAGGCGCTCTAGCGGCGCCTCGTAGCGGTAGAAGTCTTCCGTAACCTGAACCAGCTTCCAAGCGTCGTCAGGGATGTTGACCCGCTCGGGATCAATCTTCAAAGTCACGCTCGGCAATCCCAAGCTTGCGCATGTTGCGGGCTTCATCTTCGGGAACGCGGATCGTTGTGCCGGCCCAGACCTTGTGTTCGTTGATCACGCCGGGGAACGGCGGCGGCGCCTTCTCACCAGGGATGAACTCGGCCGGCTCGATGACCTTGATCTGACCATCGGGGAATTTCTTCGTGACTTCCTTCTTGAGATAGCCGACGACTTCATATTTGTCGATCGGCCGATAATGCCGCTCAAGCTTCATGGCGACCATCTTGACGGGCTCGGGAGCCTTGAGGGCTTCCTCTGCACTCGGGAACGGGGCGGGCTGACGTTCGTATACGCCTCGCGGCATAGGATTCTCCGTGGTTGGAAGAGAAAGGGGCGACCCGAAAGCCGCCCCTCAGGGATATTACACAGCAGCCGAGAACGGCGTTGCTTCAGTGCCGGTGCAGTTGGCGATACCGATCAGCGCCCAGAAGCCGGCAGCGACATCGGTGAACTGGAACCACGAGCCGAGCAGGCCGCCCGTCGTGGAACCGTTCATCGTGATCGTGTCGGTGGAAGCCGAAGTCGGCATGGACGTGCCGGCAATGTCCGTCGTCAGGTGGATGGCGCCCGACATGACGTCGGTCGAGTTAGCCACCTGGATGACGTGGTTGCCGGAGTTCACCGTGGTCTTGACGAACACCGTGTACACGTCGCCCTTGCCGGTCGAGGCCGGAAGCGTGATCGTGCGGCCGGTGGCCGAGTCCAGAACGCAGATGTTGTTTGCGAACGGACGCTGCGTCAGGGAAGTCGTTGCCGTTACAACAATCGGCTGGAGAGAGTAGGAAGTAGCCATTGTCGTTTCTCCTCAGGTCGAAGCGGTCAAGCCGAAGAGATCGGCGGCGCAGCCGTGGGCGGCTTCGTTCTTCACGATGAGCGTGTACTCAACGTTCAGGACGCGCTTTTCCGAGTCGCCGGTCTTGGCGGGCTTGTTCATGGTGATGTCGCGGAACACGCCCATCTGGACCATCTTGGGGTCGATCAGGAACGCATTGCGCGCGACGGTGGCGCCGGCACGGGCCATCTGGCGGTTCGGGACAACCGTGATCGTGCCGAAGTCCGACAGATAGGTGTCGGCAGCAGCAACGATCTTGGCCTGGCCGCCCTTGATCTCGTGACGGAGCGGAACAACGTCCGCGTCGTCAAGGATGCGCGAGAACACCGTCTTCACATACGGCGATGTCATCAGGACATCGGGATTGCCGCCTGCGTTGTAGGTATTCAGGATCACCGAATCCAGGATGGCCTTGGTGAATGCGCGCTGGGTGCCGTTGGTGGCCGCGCCCTGGATACCGTTCGAGAACGAGCCCGAGGCACCGGAGGCGCCGAGGTCGTCGTTGGTAGCGATCCAGGCACGGAAACCGGCCGCAGTGCGGTTGGTGGCGCCGTTGCCCGTACCGGCGGAAGCCGCCTGATTGCTCAGGAGGGTGACTTCCATGTCGGTGCGGAGTTCAACACCCTTCTTGGCGGTTTCACGTGCAACTTCAGACTTGCGACCGGCTTTGTCGGTCTGGTCCTGGGTGGCAGAGATGATGAACGCCTTTTCCGAAATCTGGCAGTAGTTGCCGATACGGGTCGTGGGGTTGATGGCGTCGAACGTCCAATCGTTGCCTTCCGGCTGGTTGTTCGTGGTCACCGGCGTGGCGAGCGTGTCGGTCTGCCACTCGGGGTGGACAGAAGCGACGGACTTGCGGCCGATCAGCGAGGTGAAGGGAGTCTCTTCCGGCGTGATCATATAGATCTTGTCGGCGAGCTCTTCCCTGTTACCTACGGCGTCGTAGGTCTCAAAGGTATTGGCAACCTGTGCCATTGAAGTGCTCCGTTAAAGGTTGAGGTCCATGAGAGCCGCAACGCCAGCGTCGAATGACCCTGACTTGCGGAGGTTCTCAGCCCTCTGCTGTGCTTCGCGGGAGGTTTTGGCCTTCGGGTCCATGCGCCGAGATCCAGAGATCATCTGGGGCTTTTTCTCGACTTCCTGCTTGACCTGAGGCGCCTTGTTCAGCGCCTTATGAAACTTCACCAGGTCACGCATGGCGACATAGAAGCGGTGATCCAGGGTTTCCTCGATTTCAGTCTTGGAAAACCCGTACTTCGAAGCCATGGTTTCGACGGCATCGTTCCAGAAGTTCTGGTAAACATTCCTGTCCTTGAACTCTGGAATTGCCTCCAGCAAACGCTTGGATTCCTCCTGGCGAAGCTGGTTGGTGGCCTCGGCTTGCTGTTCCTCGGTCAGGCGCGAATTGGCCTGCTGCTGGTAGGCAAGCTGGTTGAACACCGACATTCGCTCGTCATAATCCGCCTTGGCCTGCATATATTGCAAAGGGTCGGATTGCAGCAGTTCCCGAGAGGGAGGCTGCGGAATGAACTTCTGAGCGGCCGAAAGGATAAAGTCCCGCTGTTGAGCGAGTGACTGAGCGTGTTGATCCAGTTGCGACTTTTGCTGAGCGAAAGCATCACGCTCTGTCTTCAGTTCGGTCGTTTTCCTGGTGTAATCGCGCTGGAAGAGGTTGTTGCGCTTCAACTCCGCGATGGTGATCACGGACCCATCGTCGAGCGTTACCTTGGCCGAATCCGGCGCAAAGCGTCCGCCCTTGAGGGGTTCGGAGCCGTCTGGGTCTTCAGCGTCTTCCGCTGCGTCGGCATCAACCGTTTCTGGCTCTGCCTGGTCTTTGGCCTCAACCGTGTCTTGGGGGTCCGTTTCCGGGTCTTCGATCAGGTTGCTGATGGCGTCCGCACCTTCGTTGAACGAAAGCGCGCTGTCCTCGGCGGTCCCTTGCGGGAGGTCGCTCTCTGGCATGTCTGATTTTCCTCGTGGATATTAGGCGAAGGTTCCTGCGGAGTTCGCCGTGGTCGTCCTCGCTGCTGATTGCAGCTTGGAACGAATGTCTTCGATCGCTTGCACCCTCTGCTGAAGGCGAAGGACCGCTGTGATGTCGTCTGCCTGGACGTTGGCGAGGTCGTTCAAAGCCTCAAGCCTGATTTCGTCCATGGCCAGTGCTAGTGTTGCGTCGTCAAGGAGCCGCTGGGCTTCCTTGGGGATGATGCTACTTGTCACGGATGGCGTAGGTGACGTTGTTGGTGAAGGCGGTGCAGTTCAATCGAATGGGAATGCCGCCAGATTCCACCGTCAATTGCGTGGAAGCCGTATAGCTGTTGATCGCACGCCAGTTGGTGCCATCAAGCTGCCATTCAACGGCAACCGTAGCCGTGCCAGCAAAGGTCAGATCTATGTAGACTTTGCCACTGGTAACGGCGGCGCTCTGGCCAGTCCCGGTGAATGTGCCTGTCACGATTGCCATGGTTGGCTCCTAGGTGGTCATTGCCTGCATTTGCGCAGCCGTGAATGTCAGATTGGCGCCCATGGCGAAGCGTTCGGTCCAGCCGCATAGCGGTAACGTCGCAGCGCCATTGTTGGAGAGCACGAAGTGTGTTGCCGAAGGCGAAAGAGAACCACCAGTGCGCGTGTAGACAGTACCGCCGTTGACGCAGAGCGCCATGTTGCCGGCAGTATCCAGCCACGCAACAACCTTGTTGACGTTCTCACCCGTACGCCACTCGCCACCGGTCGAGTTGAGGTTGACGTTAGCTGCAAAGGTGACGTTATTTCCAGCAATGAGCTGGCAGTTCGTTACGCCGTCCGAGACCCACAGACCACCGGCATTGGGAACATAATTATACCCTTGCCAATAGACAGCGTAGGCGCCCTTGATGATCGAGGACAGCGGGCCCGCATCGGTGTTGAGCGCCCATGGAGTTTCATGGAAGAGCGAGCCGAAAGAGGATGACGTGATCGTGACGAAGTGGTTATAGCCAATGTCCAGGCCACCTACCTGACCGTGGGCATTGGCGAAGTCCACATCAATCACATCACCCGACGTGGCAATGTTGATGGCGAAGGTCGGGTTGGTGACGAGTGCGGCTGAGATGAACGGCTTGTAGGACGAAGTGAGCGACGACGTGATGTCGGTGATGGCGACACCATCGATGGAGATCGTGACCTGGCCTGTGCCGGACACGCGCTTGATCATCGGTTCGAAGACGCGTTGCGAGGATGCGACCGTGACTGCCTGCGTACAGGTGGCAGCATTTGCCGTCGCCGTCAGTCTGGTGGCAGCGTTAGCCGTCCCGTCAGCACCCGTTGCTGTCTTCGATGCCGTCATGTTGGTCTTGGTCCAGACGGCATTCGTGAGATCACGATTCCACAGACCGACCATGCCTGTATTGGCGAATGACGGCGTGCCCTTGGTCGAGCGCCGCATGCCGGCCGCTGCCGTCGAGACAAGGGCTCCGGTAGCATCAGGAATAAACGCCGCCTGCGAAACGCCGCTATCGCGAAAGAACCGGCCGTCGTTGTTGTTGTTGCCGTAGGGCTGAATGCCGCCTTTTGCGGTACCGGCAACGAAGTTGATGTCGTAGGGGAAATCCGCAATGGTTCCCGTCAGACCAAACGTCCCCGTCATCGGGCTGTAGATCGGGCTTCTGACGGGTGAGTGGATGGGCGAGCGGTACAGCATTATTTGGCCGTCGCCTTCTGCTTTGCCGTGTCGCGCTTTACCTGGTTATTCTGCTCATTCGTGTGGGCGGTGAGCATTGCTGTCTCGCGATGCATCTGCCGCTGCGCATCGAGCTTCATCATCTCGATTTGCATCTGATGCTCACGATCGAGCTGCTTCTGGCGCGAGTCCTCGGATAGCTTGGCATACTCAAGCTGCTGCTTTTGCGCATCGGTCTCGGCATTCTTCTGCATCTCGGCCATCTTCACCTGAAGATCGGCCTGCATCTGCGCCTGTTCTTTCTGAACAGCGGCCTGAGCCTTCTCCTGCTCAAGCTGAGACGACATCTGCATCTTGGCCTGCTCAAGCTGCATTTGAGCCTGGACCTTGGCCTGTTCCAATTGCAGCGCCGGATCGACCTTCGGCTGCGCGGCCTGCTCTTTCATCTGTGCAAGCTTGCTCTCATCGATCTGGATATAGAACTCGTCCGGGTTTCTAATGCCTGACGATTCAGCCAGCTTCGTCGCCGTCTTGATGATCTTGGGAAGCATGTCCAGGGCATCGTTGGCGAAACCAGTTTGAGCCAGTTGCCCAGTCAACATCGTCTGCGTGGTCAGGATGTTGTTCAACATCGCCATGTCGCGGTCACGCGAGCCCGTTCCCAGGCCAACGTTGATCGTGACATCCATGTTGGTGTTCCAGAAGCGCGGGTCCATATCGACCCACTTGTCGCGGATGCGAATGGTCCTTGGGCGGTCCTGGTGTTTCACAAGGAGGCGAAGGACCATCTTGAACACGCGCTTCCAGCCCAATTCGGCCATGTTGCGCGCGATCAATTCAACCTGGGAGTAAGATGCATCCTTCTGATTCTGGTTGGCCGTTGCGGACTGGTTCTGAAGCGTCTCGGGGTCGAGAGCCATGGTGGAGCGGGAAACGCCAGTGCGCTTCTCTGTCACCTGGTCGAAATGCTCCAGACCCATCAGGGCCTTGTCGCCGATGAACGGAATGGCAAGCGGTGTCGGCGGGACTTGCGTGCCCTTCTTCAGCCAAACCGTCCCGCCAAACACGGGCGCCTTCATCATTTCAGGATTGAGAACGCTACCGTCCTCTGCCCATGTCAGTGGGTTGTTCACCCAATAGAGGTTGTCCAGGAACTGACGCGTCAGCACCGTCTTGACGCGCTGCGTATCCATCGTCTCATCGGCAACGGACCGTGCATCCCAACGATGAGGAACGGGCTCACAGGGAATATCCGAGAACGGAACATCATCGTCCCAGACTTCCCAATCGAGCAATTGCCCCGAACCACCAGAGCCCGCATAAAACGCTCGGATGGTCTCAGCTATGCCATCCCCATCGACATCGACCTTCAGGTAGCACTCATACAGCTCGATGAGCTGCATTGCCTTATCCTGGGTGTCCGATGTGACATCGAAGTTCGGATCACGCGCCTGGCGCTCTTCCTGAAGCCCTGAATGACGATAGGCTGGGAGTTCATCGACAACCGATTGGTCAAAGCCCATCTCGATGAGATCGGAACGAGTGACCTCATCCCTATGGGCCGTGAACCGCGCATCCTCGATGTCGATCGAATCGCGATCCTTGAGGAAATCCTCTCCCGCGATACACTCGATCCTGAGGCGCCCTGCCCGCGTGACACGCTTCATCTTCACGTCGAATACGGGGATTTGCTGCTCGACCATCTGCCCCGTGGCAGGATCTTGCATCATCACCACCTGAGGGTCGCCGGCCTTCTGTGCCGTTACCTCAACGCCTTGGGCTGCCTGGAGGATGGCGATCTGCTCGGCCGTGAGCCCCGACAGTTCGGAGTACTCGCACTCCTCCTTGTCGTCCCACCAGTGCTTTACGATTCCGTTTCCGAGAAGCAGGCTGTCATGCGTGGCATCCCACAGCACACGATAGCCGTTGTTGTCCTTCCAGAAGACGTAATTGCAGTAGTCCGTCGCCTGCTTGGCGAACTCCTCATCGTTCGGGCCGTATGGCTCGTATTCCGCCATTCTGTCCGAGGCAGAGAACACGCGAATGATGCCGGGAAGCATCCAGCCGATCGTGTCGGCGACATCGCGAGAGACGACCGACGAGCGATTGTTCGCCGCCGGCGTGTCGGTCATTACGCCGCGATAGTATTCCAAGGCACGCGCGCGCTGGCCCGACAGTTCGGATTCGGTGAACGAGACCGAGCTTTGGATTTCCATAGCGAGGAGGGCTTTGATCTCCTCCTCGTCCATGCGCTCGCCTTTAGCCATCCGCATCGACCTCTTTGACCCGGATGTTGAATGGAGAACCACAGACAACACCAGACGCTCGCGCCATGGCCACGCCAAGATGGACTTGCGCGATAACGGCGGCCATAATCTCGGCCTGTGTTGGCTTGCGCTGCCCGCCTTTAGCCATCAGATTTCAATTCCTCGATGATGGCCTTGAGTTCAACACTGACGGATTTCGCCGCCTCCCATGCGCGGGGCGATTTATCCAAAGCTTCGGGGCCGAATGGGTAGCCGAGCAACCGTTGCAATTCGCGGGAAAAGAGAACGCTCTGCCGCAGCCCTTCAGATGCTGCATCCGCATTCTCTGCGGCTGCTTCCAACCTGGTCAGAAGCTCCGCCATGCCGCTGGTTAGTTGCTGTTGCGCCTTGAGCAGTTGAGCTTCCAGTGCATCCAAGAGCGCATCTCTGTCAGCCATCAAACCACCCAGGAATTGTTAGGCGCCGCATAGGACTGCGTTTGAACGGGAGGCTCGTAGCAGACGCACATAAGGCCGAATGAATCGGCGCCGTGCGATGCCCAATCGTGCTCAGGGCCAAGCCCGATGTTCCGCGTCTCATCGTGCTTTTCGTGATACCAACCCAGCGCGTCGCGGCCGGGCTCGGTTGTGTCTTCGTTGAACCAGATGCTTGGGAAGAGCCTTCTCCCCGCCTCTATGCGCATCTTGGCTGCGCCAGGGCCTTGGTTTGGCACTACAGTCACATCGTAGCCGTGTTGCTCGAACGCGGCCTTGTAGTTCCAGTCGATGATGGACTCATTGTTGTCGCCATCATGCGGCAACCAGATCGCCGAATTGCCAGGCAGATACTTGTTTTCTCTCAGCCATGAGAGATGATGGCCAAGCGGCTGGCCCACGGCCTCGTAATAGTTCAGGACGCGGATTTCGCGGCCGATGAACTGAGCGGCCCAGAATGTGAATGCGTCGGCCTTCTTGCCTGTCCCACCGATGTCGGCGAACAGGCGAATGGTCATTAGCGGGTCAGCACCAACCCTGCCAATGCGCCCCTTCGCTTTCGCCTCGATTAGGTATTTGGCGTAATAGGCGCCAGAGAGGACAGTAGCGTAACCACCTTCCCATATGTGCTCGCATTGGTCTGGACGCTTATCCAGGTCCTCTTCTCGCTCCTCGTGAAGCTCTTGAGGAAACCAGGGATTGTCAGACCAGTTTGCACTTACGACCGTTGACCGCGACGGCGCTCCAGCCGGCCCACGAAAGAAATCATCAACGGCGTCTGTCTTGCGGCGGGGATTCCACGAGAACCACAGTTCCGAACCGCTCTTGCGGATTGTTGGCCGCAGCATCGTCAAGCTACGCTCGCTGAGCGTCTGGGCTTCTTCGACCCAAGCAACATCGAAGCCCTCTAGGGACTTGATGCTTTCGGCGTTGTGGTCCTGCATGCCCTCGAAGATGATCACGCCGCCGCCGGGCGTTACGATCTGTGCTCGCTGACAATCGAAGTGAGCGCCAAGGTTGCTCGCCTTGATCTTGTCCTCAATCAGGCGTTTGGCGGATTCCCCGAGATCCTTTTGGACTTCCCGAATGCAGACAGCTCGGAAGCCAGGTTCGGCGTATGCCCGCTCTACTAGCAGGCCAGCAAAGAAATGCGACTTTCCGGAGCCGCGCCCGCCATATGCTGCTTTGTACCGCTTTGGCTCCAGAAGCGGGGCAAAGACCCTAGCGGTCGGGATTTGCAGGGTCGACAATCAGCCGCTCGATGCGATGCACGATCGGGTTATCTGCATCGCCCATATGCTCGACCGTAGATAGGTCTGGCAGAGCTTTTTTGAGCAATCCGAGGCCGGCGCTTACTTGGCTGGCGCTCATCTCCCTTTTCCCTTCGACGTGTTCGATAAGGGCGTTGAGAATATTGCTGTTTTGGATTTTAACCCGGTGTTCATGCGACATCGTGAAACCGGGCTTTCGCCCACGTTCAGCCATTGGCAGTCCTTTTGAGGGGAGGTTGCCGGATTACCGGAGATGCACTGCGCTCCACATTTGTGTGGAATCGGTCCTCGGCTATGAAAGTCGAGGGGGCTGACCGTAAACGACCAGCGGAGGAGCTTTGCAGGCGGCCGAGTGTCCGGCGCTTAATCCGTAAGCTATGCTGATTGCAGCGAAGCCCGAGTGACCTGCAAACGAAAAAGGGCCGCGCGATTTCTCGGCAGCCCTTGAGACGCATAAGCGTCAACTTATCATTTCCTGCACAGTCGCTGATTTGCGACCACCTGTCAAGTGCCATCATATATCTTGTGGAGAGCGTTGAGCCCAAGCACAAGCCAAGCGCGCATTGCCCCATTGAGCGTGCGCAAATGGTCAATATCCTCGACACACACCGCATTGACCGTGTGCAGCACCTTGCGGCCCGTGTTGATGTCGCCGCAAGCAAGTAGGAGATCACGCAATTTGACCATCTTCGCCCGAGCCTTCGCGGCTCGCTTGCCGCGATCCTCGTCATCGTCGCCAGAGCTGCCCTTCACCGCGAACATGTTCTGGGCTTTGGCGCTTGGGAACGGAACGCCGGTCAGGCCGTAATAGCTCGCCATATCATCGCAAAAGCGATTGCCGGCGTCGTGCTGCACCTTGTTGATCGTGCCGTCCTTGAGCAGGCGCCCGAGCAGATAGCCCCACGCCGGATCGCCAGCTAGGACTTGTGCCGGCGTATCCTTGGTCGAGCGGATGTTGTAATGCCGGATACGACGGTCGATCGCTGGCTGCATGTTCATTTCGATGTTAGCCTCCTTGGAGCGTGAGATTTGTCCTGATGGTGTGCGGGGCGCGTCAATGCGTGGTCGCCCTCGCTTTTGTCGCCGCTTCGCCGCTTTAGTCGCTGCCTTGGTCATGGTGTCTCCGCTGCGAATGAAAAGCGAGGATAGCCATAATCATCCGGTCTCTCGTCCCACCCCTCAATCAGGAGCAGGAACGGTTGCTCATTGATCGAGGCGCGAAATTCTTT